AGAGGCCCAGTTGAAGCCGGTGGTACCGTTGGTCTGGTAGGTCCGGCCCTGCTTGTCGGCGGCGGTGCCGAGCTTGCTCCACGTCGGGGACTGGACCCAGTACGACTCCCAGTCGCTTCCGGATCCAGGCTGGGTGACAGCCGTGGTCGACCCGGCGTGCTCCTTGATGCAATAATACTGGTTCGAGGATCCGGTGCCACCGTTGGCGACAGAGTCACCGACAGACCATCCGGCGTCCGACCAGGGCTGCGCCTCAACCTCGAACGTGAACTGGTCCCAAACCTGGAACAGAGCTCCGGCGGTGGGAAGCGCGGCGGTCAGGTTCGGGTTGAACGTCCGCTGGAAGTTCTTGCAGTGGTAGCGGTAGTCGGGGTCGACCATTTGATCGACTCCAGCGTGGGCGTTGACGGTGCCCATTGCGAACGAGTCCCCGATGACAAGGAACACGGGCACGTTGTCGTTACTCGAGGCGAACCGGACGGATCCGTCAGAGGCAGAGGTGAGATTGGCGGTGGTCATAGGTCACTGAGAGGGCTGCGCCGATTGGCTCATGGCGTTCACGGCGTTGGGAGTGGCCCTCTCCGCGAGAGCCATCATCTGCGCTTGTTGCTGCTCAGTAGCAATCTCGTCCGCAGACTTGAGGAGGGAGTCGGCGTCAAGGCCGACGGAAGTGAAGATGGAGAGAAGAGCCGCACGCTCATCGAGCGCACGGAGGGCGGTCTCCGGGCCGAGCACCTGCTGTGCAATAGCTCCGGCCTGGAGTAGTTTGTTGGCGGTCTGGCCGCGGCTGATGGCGTCGAGCCCGGTGATGATGATCGGGTCCACCTCCTTGGGGAGGGTGGGGACATCCTTGCGGGACAGTACCTTGCTCAGTAGGAAGTCGACGATGGGGCGCTGGACCGCCGCAGCGAGAGAGCTGTACACCCCGCCGAGACCATCCTCAAGCTCCTGGATAACCGACCGAACCTCCTCGGCTGTCACGCGCTCTGCTTGGCGCTGATGGGCCATGAGGAACGCGAGCTGGAGACGGGACTCGATGGTCACCGCACGGCGCTCGGCCACGCTCATGTCGGCGTGCTTGTCCAGACGGAAGGCGCTCACGTCCTCGCTGTTCCCCTGGCGTACCGCACCGTTCGGCGCAGTCGCCACAGTCCGCGGGGTGATCGCGGCACCCGGACGAACCAGGAGCAGCGTCTTGGCGGCAACCAGGGCGGACTCCGTGATCGACCTCGAGAGGGCCTCGAGGGACAGCAGGTCGCCGTCGTACTCCTCGATGTACCCGGAGCCGTAAGACTCGCCGGAGATCGCGTTGAACCGCAGGGGGATCAGGGGCAGCTTGCTCTCCGCGTAGACCCGCTCGAACACCGTGGTGTCCGCGATCTGCTGGAGGAACCTGAAGGACCCATTGGGCTGGCGGATGGCCCCTGTGTACATCGAGACCGACTTGGGCGTGGTGGATCCCTGGACCTCGTCCGAGTCCTTGGCGTCCGCAAGCTGGGTCCCCTTCGGGACGAGCTCCGCAGCACGCTGGCGGTCGATCATCTGGTGGATGATGACGTGGACGAGGTTGCCCTCAGGGTCCCGCTCGACCGTGAACTTTCGGAGGTCCAGCATCTGGACACCGTCGTCGCCAACGAACACGCAAGCGTTCCCGGTCACGAGCAGGTGCTTCATGGCCTCCGACATGACGGAGCGCCAGCCCCCAGTCTCGAACGAGATCCGCGTGGTCTCTTCGATCAGGGACAGGTTCTTCTCGATCTGTGCCTGAACCTCAGCTACGGAGTCTTCACCACCCGCCTGGGCCGCGAGGGCCTTCTTGGCGAACGGTGAGAGCTGGAGTCGGAAGAAGGGCGTGGCCGTCGGGAAGAGGCTGAGGGACAGCTTGGAGCTCAGGGAGTTGACACCACGGGCCCCCACGCTGGAGTAGTTCTGCGGGAGCTGGTCCCGCCCCATGCCCTGCCTCGGGAGGAGGGCCGGGATCGTCAACGTGGCCGACCGGTAGGCCCGCTCAAGGAAGGAGGATCGAACGTCGGTGCCCTTGTTGTAGAGCTTGGAGAGGTCGATCATCAGATGCGTAGGCTCGGGATCTGGAGCCGGAACTTAGACATAGTGGAAGTCCCCTGCTGTTCGGAAACGGCAGGGGACTTGCGGGCGGCCTTGGCGACTTCAGGGATGCTCGCCACCGGGGCGGCTGCGGGCGCTGGCGTCGGAGGAGGGGGCTGCTCGACCTTGGGTGCTGAACACATCTTCGAAGTCCTCCGGTTTGTCGGGGGCGGGGAGTTGAACCCCGAAGTACTCAGCGATCCAGAGGATCACCTGCTGTCTACCCTCACGGAGGGCCATGTTCCAGAGCCAAGTATGCTGACTCTGGTCTGGATAGATGTCACTCGGGGGAGTGTACGGAAAGTGGTTCGTGAGCTCCTTGAGGAGCCCATCTACAGGTCGTGTTCCCATTGTATACTCAGGAGTAGAAGCGATCGAGGAGGAGCCAGGGCCGAGGGGCCGTGTCCGGGTGGGTCAAGTACGCCATCGTGGCGTTGGTTTGGGCGTCGATCTCATCAGATCCCGCCTTCTCGTAGGCCCCGACAATGGCCCGCCAGAGGGGTTCGACCTCCTCAGCGGTGACGTTACCCGGGGTCTCGAGGTGCTCGTCGAGGAACTTGGCAGCCGTCTTGTTCCCGTACCTCGGGCAGCCTTTGTAGCCGTCAGTGAGGTCCCCAGCCATCGCCTGTTGGAGGTGGTACCAGCGGGCCTCTTCGGGGGTGTGGTGGATCAGGGCCTTCGGGGACAGCCCGTTGTCCAGATGGATGAAGGGGGCTGGCACCGACAGGAAGTCCTTGTCGACCGAGATGATCACCCCCTGTCCGTCGCACCCAGCAGCAGCCAGGATGTCGTCAGCCTCGTACTCCTCCTTCATCGTGCAGCCGAGCTCGATGATGTACTCCTTCAGCCTTGCGTAGCACAGAGGCTTCCGGCTGGAGCGGTTCGTCTTGTACGGCTTCCAGACTTGCTTGCGCCAGTTCTTGGAGCCGGACAGGAAGAGCTCGTGGCCTTCGCAGGTCGAGCCGAACTCCTCCAAGTCAGCGAGGAGATCCGTCAGGATGCGGTGGAACTTATCCCTCGCCTCCTCGAAGCTCGAGAAGAGGATGTGTTGGTCAGGTCCGAACTGCTCCTCCCGTTCCACGGCCTTGGTGGCGCGGTGCAGGAGAACGTCGGCGTCGATGAGATGCTTCAAGATGTCAGTGGGTTGCGGCCCAGTTAGAGCCAAAGTGTGTGTCCCCATCGAGGGGGACTCGGAGTTGCAGGGCCGTGGCGGTCCTGTCGAAAGCTGCGGAGACCGCCTCAGTATAGGCGTCCTTCCACTTGGGGTCGAGGCTTGCCTGGACTTCGTCGTGAACGTGAGCCACGATGCAGAAGTCCTCGCCCGGAGTCATGCCTCGCTTCACGCACTCCTCCTCAAGGAGCACGGTCCACCACCGGATGACCACGGCACCTGCGGACTGGAGCAGGGTGTTGAGGGCTGCGTGGCTATGGCGGATAGCAACGCGCCGTCCGTCAAGGGACCGTAGGAACCCCTGCTTCCGTCGGACTCCTTCGAGCCCTCGGAGCAACGGGTCGACACCCTGGATCTCTGAGGAGAACGCTCGGCGCACAGAGCGTCCGAGGTTCCGCGATCCGCCGTTGATACGTCCAAGGTTCTCATCACCGGACCCGTACAAGATCGCGTAGGTGCTGGTCTTCCCTTCCGAGCGCGAGACGTTGACACCCTTGACGGTGTTGAAAGCGTCCGCGTGGCGCTGGTGGACATCGCCGTTGACCACCTCGTCAGCGTAGCTGCCATCGTCGTAGGCTGCGAGGTAGTGTCCGAGCATCCGGAGCTCGAGCCCCGAGGCGTCAGCACCGGCCATGACGTGGCCCTCGTAAGGGACCCAGAGAGCGCGTATGTCCTTACCCCACGGCTTCCGAACGGAGCAGGAGTTCCCGAGGTTGGGGCGGGAGTGAGAGCAGCGGTGGGTGATCGTACCGATGTGGGTGCAGCGCCCGTGGACCCTGCCGTTGACCGCCATGTTCAGGTACGAACCCTTGCCGTTCTCGAGGATCCCGATGCGTGCGTTCAGAACGTAGAGCTCGGCGGCCCACTTGGCCTCCTCGTAGATGTCCGCTAACTCCAGCAGGATCTCCTCCTGCATGGCGGGCCGCATCTTGCGGTCGTCGGTGAACTTGGCGGGGACCCACCCGTACTGCTTCTCGAGGCGGCGGGCCAGCTCAAGGCGAGAGCCTGGGTTGAACGGGACGAGTCGGTGGTCCACCATCTCGCCGTCGCTGTTCCGGCGCTGGGTCCTCTTCCCGGTCCGGGCGTTCACCTTGTAGAACTCCTTGCGCGGCGGGAACGCCTCGTGGAGCATCCGCTCGAGCTCGAGCTTCCGCGGGATCATACGGGCCAGCAGTTCCTCTGCGGCGTGCTCGTCGAACCCGAGGCCACGCATCTCCATGTCGAGGAGCATCTGCGCGAACTTGTGCTCGACGTCAACCGTGGTCATGCCCTCGGCCTCGAAGGTGGGCATGAGGGGCTCGAGGTACTGGAAGAGCTGCCGTCCCACGACGACATCCTGGAGCCCGTACTTCAGCATCTCAGCGTCGAGCACGGAGAAGTCTCCCTCGTAGTCCATCTTCTCGTCCCCACCGTCGAGCCTCAGACCCCACGCCCGGAGGGAGTGCGATCCGATGTGCTTACGGTGCGGGGAGCCCGCGGGCCACAGGGAGTAGTCCTGCTCCCGTCGGTCGCTGAAGGCGAGTCGGGCCATGACGAGGGTGTCGAGCACCTTCCTCGGCTTGAGCCCAGCGAGGCGGGCGAGGTGTGGGACATCGAACCCGATCGCGTTGTGAGCGATGACGACCTCGGCGTTGTTCAGGATCTCGATCGCATCAGCGATGCTGCCCTCACGGGGGAGCTCCGGGTTGTCGTGGTACCCGAAGACAGGGGAGTCCGTCGAGTCCGCGTCGGCCAGAGCGATCATGTGGAGGTCCTCCACCGTCTTGCCGTACCCCTCAGGGTTGTCGACGAGGGCCGTGGTTTCACAGTCAAATACGATTCGTTTCATGTTTCATGATCTCCGTTGCAGCGCGTTCGATGGTGGCGTTATTATAAATTGTGAAGTCTGCGAGGTCAAGCAGCAGCTCCGTGTTCTTCTCACTCTCGTGGTCGTTGACGGGCCCGTGTCCGGCTCGCTTGATCCCGTAGATCCGACCACCGCAGTTGCGTTGGACGAAGTCGAGCTCGTTGTAGTAGCGCAGGTCCGTGAAGACCGCCTTCATCGGGATCCCGATCTCCTCGACACGCTTGACCCAGAAGTCCTTGTCGATGTCCCGGAGTCTCTGGCCGAGGTTCTGCAGCTTCTCGCGGGTGTGCTCGTGACCGCGGCGCTTGAAGTACTCCAGGGTCTCGAGGTCACCATGAAACACTGGGTCGATGTCGAGGAGCATCTCCTTCACAGCGTCACCGAAGGCGATGCGCTCGTACCCGTGGTTGGTCACGAGCTCCTGGGCGATGGCGTCCTTCCCGGTGCCGGGGTAGCCGGTGCATCCGATGGCGCTCATGAGAAGTCACCGCCGTCGAAGTCAGTGCAGGGGATCATGCGGCCCGTCTCCTCGACGTACTTGAGTTTACCCGCGGGTCCGGTC